CCCGATTAGGCCGCCAGGAGATTGGCGGTGAACTGCTGGAGGATACGCCGGGGGCGTTGTGGACATTGGCGCAACTGGACGCATTGCGTGTGAAAACAGTGCCAGTCTCGTTGAAGCGTGTTGTGGTAGGGATCGACCCCAGCGCCACCGCGACGGGCGATGAGGCGGGGATCATCGTGGCCGGGCTGGGGACGGATGGTCACGGCTATGTACTGGAGGACGCCTCGTTACAAACCAGCCCGCACGGCTGGGGATCGCGGGCGGTGCTGATGTACCACACGCATGTTGCAGATCGGGTGGTGGCGGAGACGAACAACGGCGGGGAGATGGGCGAGCTAACTATTCGCACGGTGGACAAGGCCGTTGCGTACAAGGCAGTCCATGCCAGCCGGGGCAAGCGCACACGAGCCGAGCCAATTGCGGCCCTGTACGAGCAAAAGAAAGTGCACCACGTCGGCACGTTCCCGGCACTAGAGGATGAAATGTGTCATTGGACACCAGAAGATGCTGAATCGCCAAACCGCATGGACGCATTGGTGTGGGCACTGACTGATCTGATGTTGGATGACCAACGTAGTCGTCGCTTAGTAACATGGTGAGGTGAGTGAGTATGCCTGAGATCAAAATGGCACTACAGCAATTTCGCGCGCGGGCTGGTAAGTATGGCCTTTATCGCGACTACTATGATGGTAACCACCGGCTGGCGTTCGCCACGGAAAAATTCCGCTCGGCGTTTGGCAGCCTTTTTCGCGCCTTTGCGGATAATCTGTGTAATTCGGTTGTAGACGTTTGCGCGGATCGGCTGATTGTTACCGGATTTGCCGTTGAGGAGGGGTCTGAGTCTGCTGCTGGCGACGCCTGGGCCATCTGGCAGGCGAACCGCATGGATCAGCGCGCCGCCGAGGTGCACAGCGAGGCGCTAACCAGCGGCGACGCGTATGTGATCGTATGGCCGGATGAGGCCGGTCAGCCGACAATCTATGCCAACGACGCAGCGGATGTAACGGTACGCTATGACCCGGAGACGCCGGGGCGAGTGCTGTGGGCCGCAAAAGTCTGGACGGCAGAGGATGGGAGATTACGTCTCAACATGTACTGGCCTGAGCGCATCGAAAAGTACGTCACGCGCAACAAGACGTATGTGCTGCCAGATGGTGCAGGCGCTTTTGAGCCGTACGAGGCCGAGGGTGAGCCATGGCCGCTTCCGAACCCTTACGACCAGGTGCCCGTGTTCCACTTTGCCAACGCGGCCCGCGTCGGGCGCTTCGGACGCTCAGAACTGACCGACGTGATCCCGCTTCAGGATGCGTTGAACAAAGCTATTGCTGACATGCTGGTGGCGATGGAATACGTGGCACTCCCGCAGCGCTGGGCGACGGGATTGGAGGTCGAGATAGACGAGGCCACCGGCAAGCCCAGAGCGCCGTTTGTGCCGGGCGCAGACCGCGTGTGGGCAGTTGGCGCGCCGGACGCGCGGTTCGGTCAGTTCGATCCGGCGAACCTGGTACAGTTTTTGGATGTGCAGGAAAAGTTCCGCAAAGAGATCGCGACGGTTTCCCGCACGCCGTTGCACTTTCTGGTGCCACCCACCGGTGAGTGGCCCAGCGGTGAGGCGCTGCGGTCTGCCGAGAGCGACTTTCTCGCCAAAGTCACTGCCCGCCAGGTGGCATTTGGCGACGCCTGGGAAGATGTGCTGCGGTTCGCGCTGCGCGTCGCGGGCAAACCGGACGCGCGGCTTTCCTGCCAGTGGAAAGACCCGACGCCACGCGCTGACCTGGAAAGAGCGCAGGTGGGGCTGATGAAGCACCAACTGGGAGCCAGCCAGAAACAGATACTCGGCGAGTTGGGCTACAGTCCGCAGGAGATCGAGCAGATGCTCCAGGATCGCCAGGAAGAAGCCAAGGCGTTGGGTGATACGCTGCTAACGGCATTTGACCGAGACGAGGCCAAATGACCGGCATATTGAGTGGTTCGACACGGGGCGAGATTCACCGGATTGTCGAACGGCACCGCCGCGAGCTGTTGCGTCTGGAGCGAGGTGCTGCGAGCGAGATGGTGCGCGCGTACGGCGGCATCTGGCAGCGGTTGCAGCAGGAGTTGGATCGGCTGCTGGAGGACTATAACGCTGCGCTGAAGGTCAATGACGAGATCTCGCCATCGTGGGTATACGAGCATGACCGGCTGTATAACCTGCAACGCCAGGTGGAGGCGGAACTGCGGCGATTTGCGGACTATGCCGAAGCGCGCATTGTGGCGAATGAGCTCGAGGCGGTGCAGGCAGCGGGCCAACATTTCCAGGAGGTTCTCGCCGCCTCGTCATCGAGGCCGGGGGTTGTTGCCCGCTGGGACAGGCTACCCACACCGGCGATTGAGGATTTGGTGGGGTTCACGGCCAACGGGTCGCCGCTGCGTACGCTGCTGGACGAGCTGGGGCTAGCAGCGAGTGAGGCCGTGCGCTCCGGCCTGATTGAGGGCCTCGCGCTGGGCCAGAACCCGCGCGAGATCGCGCGTCGCATTCGGGGGGAGTTTGGTGGGGACCTGGTGCGGGCGTTGCGGATTAGCCGCACCGAGACGCTGCGCAGTTACCGCGAGGCGACGCGGCGCAACTACCAGGCCAACAGCGACATCATCGCGGGGTGGCGGTGGTTGTGTGCGAAGCAGCCGCGTACTTGCGCCATGTGTCTGGCAATGGATGGCACATTCCACACACTGGATGAGCACCTGGATGACCATCCCAACGGCAGATGCGCGATGGTGCCCTGCCTGAAAGGGGAGGAGAACCAGCCGCCCGGCTGGGAGACGGGTAGTACGTGGTTGGATAAGCAACCAGAAGCGGTGCAACGTCAAGTGCTGGGCAACGCAGGCTACGAGGCGTACAGGGCGGGCGCGGTGAAGTTGGCCGACTTTGTGGGCCAGAAAAACAGCAGGGAATGGGGCACGACGCGATATGCCAAGAGTCTGAAAGAGATAGTGGGCGCGGAAGAGGCGCGAGACTGGCGACAAACTGCCTATGAGCGAGAGGAATTGCAAAAAAACCTGCGGGTATTGCCGAGTGATCGAGTGCTCGCGCTTGGTCAATTGCGCCCGGAGATCGTGAGTCAGTTTACTGGGTCTACGGTAGATAACCTTGGCATCGTGCTTACTGGACGGCAGCGGCAACACTATCTGGAGCGGCACCCAGAGATGGCACAGTACGAACGGCTGTTATCAGATGTCGTGCGTGATCCTGATGAGGTGCATCGCAATAAGACGGACCAGGACATGGCGATTTTCTATCGGCGGGTGGACGCGAATCACTATTTGCGGGCTGCGGTCCTGATGCAGAGGACTGCGGGGCCTTTGCAGCACTCTATTTTATCATGCCGTCTGGCTTATCCCGAAGAAGTCATCCGAGGGGCAAAGCGCAAAGTTTGGGGCAAGAAATGACCGCCTGGCGGGACTCCCCTCCCCCGCATAGCCTTAGCTTACGCTGTATCCGGCCGTAGATGGGAGTTTATCTCTACCTCAGGCGGTGTTAGCTTCAGTATAACACACGGCTGCAAAAAACGCAACCGTTTTGGCAACTTCTGCAACACCTGCAACTTATACTGGGAACAACAGGTACATTTCAGCGGTGAGATGCCGCAAGGAGATGGCGAGATGCCAGATGGGAACACGAACACTGGAACCGGGGCCGGTCAGCAAAATCAGGGCAACCAGCAGGGACAACAGAACAGCGAGACGCCGTTCACGTATGACACCTGGCTCGCTCAACAGCCGGAGGATGTGCGCACGGGGATCGAGGCGCACATCAGCGGACTGCGGAACACGGTGCAGGCCACGCGACAGGAACGAGACAACCTGGCGCAACAACTGCGAGACGCAGCCAAGGGCGCGACGGGCGAGGTGAAGGCCCAACTCGATAAGCTGACCACTGATCTGGAAGCGGCCCAGATGCGGGCCAACTTTTTTGAGGAGGCGGCCAAGCCGGACGTGGGCTGCACAAACCCCCGGCTGGCGTTCATCGCCGCCGACCAGGCCGGGCTGATCGACAAGAAGGGCCGGGTGAACTGGGCAGAGATGCGCACGCAGTACCCGGAGTTGTTCCGGCAGGCGGGCCAGCAAAAAGGCTCTGCCGACGGCGGGGCCGGTGGTGATAACAAGCCCACCGGCAATAGCATGAACGATTTTATCAGAAAAGCTGCCAGGAGATAGGCAGCGATAGGAGGCAATTGTGCCATTTTCAGACGTAATTTCGCGGGGAGATGCCGGCGCGCTCATCCCGCAAGAGGTGAGCAACGAGATCATCAAGAGCGTATCCGAGCGCAATCCGCTCCTCTCACTGGCGCGCAGGCTGCCGAACATGGCGAGCAATCAACGGCGGATGCCGGTGCTAAATGCGCTGGCGATGGCCTATTTTGTCGCTGGCGACTCTGGCTTGAAGCAAACCACGGAGATCAACTGGGCCAACCGGTTCATCGACGCGGAGGAGCTGGCGGTGATCGTGCCCATCCCGGAGGCGGTGCTGGACGACAGCGACTATGACATCTGGGCGCAGGTACGGCCAGAGGTGGAGATCGCCATCAACCAGGCCATCGTGCAAGCGGTGCTATATGGCACCAACATCCCCGCTTCCTGGACGACGAATCTGGGCGGGCAAGCGGGTATCCTGGCTGGTGCTACCGCCGCCGGGCACGTGGTGAGCCTGGCCGGCGGTGGGTTTGCCGACCTGTATGATGCCATCCTGGCCGAGTCTGCGCCCGGTGCGGCCAACGGTGTACTGATGTTGCTTGAAGCCGACGGGTTTATGGCTACCGGCCACATCGCCGATGTTGGTCTGCGCGGGCGTCTGCGAGGCCTACGGGACGCCAACGGCAACCCCATCTTCAAGAGCGGCGTGCAGGAGCGGACGCGCTACGAACTGGACGGCGAGCCACTGTACTTCCCCACGGACGGCTCGATCAACCCGGCGCTGTCGTGGATGTTCTCCGGCGACTGGCAGCAGTTGGTCTACGCGATCCGGCAGGACATGACCTACACCGTCGCCAACCAGGCTATCATCCAGGATGCCGCAGGGAACATTGTCTACAACTTGTTCCAGCAGGACATGGTGGCGCTGCGCGTGGTGATGCGGTTGGGTTTCGCGCTGCCGAACCCCATCAATCGTATGAACCCGAACGCGGCGACGCGGTATCCGTTTGCGGTGCTGACCGCGTAAGGGGGTAAATCATGAGCCTCTATCCATTCAACACCAATTGGCCGCGCCGTGCACAGACAGACGTGCCGACTATCCGAACCACGCTGGGCGCGGGGGTGATGTACACCCCCGGCTCTCCGTTGCTGGATGACGCGGACTACTATGTCGCCAGCACCAATATGAAGAACGGTGCCTACGCGTTGGTGAAGACGGCCCCCGATGTGGGGGCGCGCAATGTCACGGTGACACAGACCGCGGAGGACACGGCGGACACCTCCGGCACGATCACCGTGACGGGAACCGATCTCGCGGGCAACGTGATCTCCGAGGTCATCACTCCCGAAGCGGGGAAAACCATTGCGGGCGCTCGGGCGTTCGCCACCATCACCTCGATTGTTGGCGCGGGCTGGGCCATCGACGCCGTGGAGGGCACGAACGACACCATCACCGTGGGGTTCGGCGCCCTGATCGGGCTGCCCGACATGCTGACCGACACGGCCCAGGTGCTGGCTGCCAGCCTCAACAACGCGCGGGAGGCGGTAGCGCCCACCGTCACGGTCTCGCCCGTTGAGCTTTCGCTGAACACGTTGGGCCTGACGAGCGCGCTGAACGGCACGCCGGTGAAAATCTATTACGTAGTCTAGCTATAGGGGTGTTCCCCCTTTGGAGGTGCAACAATGGCTGAGGGTAAGGGATGTTTTTCAGGGGAACTGATCGCGGGGGGCGCGGGTGTCGGCTCCATGCTGGCGCTGGCGAACCCTGAGGGCGCCGACCTGATCATTACCCGCTTTATGATCGTCAAGGGCGTAGGCGCGGGCGGTGCGTTCACGGTGGATGCGGGCGTGACCGCAAATGTGGGCGTAGGGTCTGATACCCTGCTGGACGGGCAGTCGCTCGTGGCGGCGGGGCTGCTGGATAACATCCAGAATCAGGCAGACAATGGTCTTCGCGCCGCGCTCTGGCCTGCCGCGTCGTTCGTGGTGGCTACGCCCAGCGCGGACATTTCCGCTACGGGCTTCAGG